TTGTTTCCGCAAGGTGCCAAGCACGCTGGTAGCGGCGAGTATATGGACTATTCAGTCAATGTGTTGCCTTTTAGGGCTTATGCTTTGATTTATCAAGAGTATTTTCGCTCGCAAAATTTGGATCCTCAAGTAGTCGTTCATACGGACGACCTTGACCGGAATGTTGTCGATTATGAACCCGGTGCTAGCCCGTTTAATTATGCTGAGTTGGGTTGCACTCTTCCATTTGTGGTTAACAAGCTTCCCGATTACTTTACGAGCTGTTTGCCCGGCCCGCAAAAAGGTCCGGCTGTCGCTCTTCCTCTTGGCGAGTATGCTCCCGTTGTTACGGGTGATATCAATGATGTTAAAGGCTCGGCCTTGCTTCATTTAACTAATATCGACGACCTTGACGCTGAAATGGTTCTTAATACCTCAACGAATGCTTTAATGGGCCGTCCTTCCGGCGTCCCGGTAACGGGCGTTGACGCTATTCCCGATAACTTAAAGGCTGATTTGCGCGAAGCTACTGCTGCGAATATTAGCGATTTGCGCTTAGCTTTTCAGCTTCAAAAGCTTTATGAACGCGACGCGCGTGGCGGAACTCGTTACACTGAGCTTTTGCTCTCGCATTTTGGTGTTTCAAACGCTGACGCTTCTTTACAGCGTCCACAGCTTTTAGGCGGTCATTCACAGCTTCTTACGCAACGTCAAGTTCAAGCTACTGCTGATACTGATAATGCCATTCTTGGCGATGTGGGCGCGTATGGTCTTAATACTCATCAAGGCCACTCGTTCACTAAGTCATTTACTGAACACGGCTTTATAATCGGGCTTGTTACTGTGCGCGTTTTGCGTAACTATCAGCAAGGTCTTAACCGCTTGTGGTCGCGTCGTCGCCGGTTTGATTACTATTGGCCTGCGTTGGCTAATATCGGCGAACAACCGGTTTATAAAAAAGAGCTTTATCTTGATGTGACTACCGGCGAGGACGGCGGCGATTTGCCGATTTTCGGCTATCAGGAATATGCTGCCGATTATCGGTTCTTGCCTTCACGCATAAGCGGTTATTTCTTGTCCGGTGTTCGCACGGGTTCGCTCGATTTATGGCACTATGCGGACGATTATGCGTCCGCTCCTTCGCTTTCTAGCGATTGGCTAAAAGAGGACAAGAGTAACGTAGATCGCACTATTGCGGTAACGTCCGCTATCACTCATCAATATCTAGCTGATTTTGCCGTGAATATCACCGCTACGCGTGCAATGCCTCAATACTCGGTTCCGGGAATGGTGGACCATAACTAATGGCCACACCAATTATTACTACTCCCGTCGGTAACGGCGGTTTGTTTGGCGGTGGTGCTCTTGGTTACTATTCTGGCGGTTCTTCCGGGGGTTCTTCTTCTTCCCCGGAAGAAAACGCTGCTACTATTGCTTGGGAACGTGAGCAGTCAGCCGCTCAAACGGCAATGGACTTTACCGCTCAGCAAAATGCGGCCGCAATGGCCTTTTCCGCCTCCGAGGCGGAGCGAAACCGCGAATATCAAACAAGTATGTCAAACACAGCGTATCAACGCGCTGTGGCCGATTTACAGGCTTCCGGGCTTAACCCGGCTCTTGCCGCAGGATCCTCGGCTTCTACTCCGGTCGGTGATTCTGGACAAGGTTATAGCGGTAGCGGTGTTAAAGCGAATGCCACTAAGGCAAACGAAGCCGGTTACTTGACCGCTGTGAGCGGTCTTATCTCGTCGATTTTAGGGCCTTTCACTTCAGTGCTAAAGGCCGTTAAATAAGTTAAAAATCGTCCCTAGCACCTATGGCCTACTTGATACTATAGGTGCTAGGTGACACCGGAGGTTAAATTATGCAGTGTTTACACCCTATTAAATTGAAGCCTTGGCGGCGTAAGTCTAAGGACGAGCCGGCTACTCCTTGGAATGATATTATCGTTGAAGTCCCTTGTGGCCGCTGTATTAACTGTAGAGTTAATAAGTCCCGCGACTGGGCTACTCGTATTGGCCTTGAGGTTGACGATTGTTTACGTCGAGGTTTATCCTCGACTTTTCTAACATTAACGTATTCGCCGGAAAACGAGAGGCAAAGCTTCGTAAAAAAAGATATACAAAGCTTTTTGAAACGGCTTCGTAAAGCTATACATCCGCAAACGTTTCGTTACTACTGTGCTGGTGAGATTGGCCCTCGTGGCGGTCGTTACCATTGGCACATGATTATCATCGGTTATGCGCCTCCTCGTCAAGAGTGGGTTAGTTATAGACGCACAAGCCAAGGTGAATTATTCACGCATCCGATATTTGATAAAACTTGGGGACTTGGCTTTCACACCTTTAGCGAGGTGACTGACGCTACTATTAACTATGTTACTAGTTATATAACTGAAAAGTTTGATAACGTCGATGAAAACGGAGTAGTAACGTCCTCCGGTGTCGCAATGATGTCGCTGAGGCCTGGTATTGGTAAAGGCCTCATTAAATCAACCGACTACTCTTCCTTAACTCGAAACGGACGTCTTGTTCCGTTGCCCCGGTATCTTCGCAAGAAAACCGACCTTGCAACTGATTGTTCTATTGACTTTACAAAGCAGCTTGCGCTTACTCAGGCTATTCAATCGCATAAATTAAAAATAAATAATATAACTAAAAATAAATTAAATAAAAACAGTATTGAAACAGCCCTCGAACGGAAGCGCCTTGGCCGTATGCTTGGCCGTAAAGTCTTCTAAAAATATGTAAGTTCTGTTCCCCGAAGAGGGGGCAGGAGCGAACGCAAGGCGGTTAGCCGGGCCACTCGTAGTTGACGCGCAGCGGTCAACTGACGCGAAGCGTAGAGGGGTTAAGTGAGGACGAGGGGGAAACATCCCCCCTTGTCATCCTTGTTTTAAAGCTGTAAAGTGTTGGTAAGGAGGTGATTTAATGGCCAAAAGAACATTTAACACGCGGCGATCGGCGACATCTCGTAAAAGCGATAAGCGGCTTTTTCGCAATACCGCTTTACGCGTTAAACCGGTGACATCAGTTTCCGCTAAGCGTGGCGGTATTATGCTTTAATCAAACCTAGGAAGGAGGTGAAGCGATGAAGCAATCTATATTGTTGATACTTGATTACGTTGCGTATTTCTTGCGAAAGCTTTTCCGCAAGAAGAAGAAAAAGAAAGGAGTTTCACAAGATGAAACTAAAAAATCGTAGTAATTGGAACGTTACTCGGGAAGAGCGGTTTAACTGCTCTCCCGGGGATCCTATTGTTCACACGTTTAATGAAATCGAAGAAGACGGCACGACTAAGCTAGTCCCGGCCGGCGATTATTCGCTTCAGGAATTGATTGAAAGTTCTTCATCCGGTATCTTGGTCTACGACCTTATCAAAAAATATCGTGATACCGGTGATGTTGGTGTCCTTAACCGCCGTGCTCCTGGTGCGTATGTCGATACTACTAATATGCCTACTACATTGCTTCAGGCTCAGCAGTTGGCTGAGAAAAGTGTAGCGGCTATCAATGAAAAAACGAAAGGTGCGATTGAAGCTGCGGAAAAAGCAGCTGCGCAAAAAAAGGTAAAAGAAGAAGATGGAAAAGAAGAATAATTTAGCCGAATTAGCCGAGGCTTTGACCGAACAGCGGACAGCTATGGAAAAGACTATTAACGCGTTTAATAGTCTTGTTGCTGATTTTAACGCTTTTCAAAAAGAGCTTGAAAAGATAGCCGCTGAGAAAGGAGTAAAAGTTAATGGCGATAACTAATCATTTTAGTCAAAACCCTGTTAACTTAGACATTAAGCGGTCTAAGTTTAATATGCTTTATGACCATACTACGACATTTAACACCGGTTGGCTTGTTCCATTCTTGCTTATGGAAATCTTGCCTGGCGATACTATGAGTTTTGATACCTCATTCGTTGTGCGCGAGGTTACTCCGCTCAAGCCGGTTATGGGTAGCAAGATAGTAGATTTGTTCTACTTTTTCGTTCCTAATCGTCTTGTTCTATCGACTTGGCAAGAGGTCATGGGTGAGAATAAAACGTCCGCTTGGGTTCCTTCGGTTGAGAAGACTGTGCCGGTAGTGACATTTACCGTTGCGGACGATAACGATAATGATGAGGTTAACTTGAACAACCACGCTCACGAGCTTATAGCTGGCTATATGGGTGCCTTGTTTCCG